GATCTTTCATTTAGATGTTAATTTATTGTCTTAACTGACAATTTATATATTTTTTAGATGTTTTCAATAGTGTACATTTTTAAGTTATTATTTGCCCTATTGGACAAATCTTATCTTATACATTTTATACACTTATTTATCTTTTACTAAGTATTATAGGAATTAAACTAACCTATAAGCTGCTTAATTGCAGCCATTGCTGTATATATATATATATACAGCACCTCCCCCTTCCTTTAGCCCGCTATCTTTTGATAGCAACCTTTTACTAAGTATGATAGAAATTAGACTACTCTATCTATAGGCGACTGATAACCCCCGAAATAATGGAAATTATCATTGCATTTTAGCGAAATGCATTATCAATATATTCCGCAATTTAGTACCTTAACTATAATATATGCCTTAAGCATATTTGATGTTGAGATCTTATTGTTTAAACATATTGATCTAGCTAAATAGGGTCTCTGCCCTATTAAAATATTCAGACATTGGATAACATCCCTATTTTTTCTGGATGCCTCTTATTTAAAAAGAAAAACCCCCCGACTAGACATGGCTTTCATTTCTTCTCAAAACCAAAATTATAGTATCCTATACAATAGTACTGGTAGTACTCATAGTGTTCTCAACACTACAGTGGATAATACCACTCTTATTTTAGGTAGTGATGTTCTTACATCATTACCACTACATACATTAGGAGAAAATTTCTTGAAACCAGAAATTAAAACGTTCTATTATTATTTGATTGCTGTATTAGTATTCATATTCAATCAGATATTAGCCTATTACTGGGGCACTGAAGTTGGACTATTTACTAGAATAGTATTAGATCATATGCCCAATTGGTTAAATAATTCCATAACTTATGTATTTAAAATACCATCAATTATTTTTAATTACATCTTTGATGTGCTATGTGCTTTTATAGATACAATTTTCGACTTTATTGAATATTTTATTGATTATATAGATAACAGATTTCCAGGTATTATATATAATATTCGTGAACCTGAGTCACATATTGATGCATTCGAACCTCAATCTGATACTTTTGAAACAACTACAGCTCAAATAGATGATAAAATTATATATGAACCTGAATCAGATATTTTTTATACTGTAAAAGATGATAAGCGTTTGAATCGATTAGATTATGAGAAGAAACTTAAATATTTAATAAAATCTAAGCGTATAAATAAACCACCTAGTGATTTTCTTAATAGACCGTTTGCTAAGAATGGGAAACCAAGATATATTAGGAAGACACCTAGAAAACTTTTACATATGGATTATCAATCAGATGCTTTTATTGCTAGACCTTTAAAATTACATGAGCTGCTAGAAAAACGCAGTGTTTTAGAAGATAATTCTTTAATTAGTCAAGAGGATCGATTAGAACCTCAAATATTAGAATCTCATATTATTAATGATTTAGAACCTCAAGCATTAGAGTCTTCACTTAAATTAAATTTGGAAGCTCTAAGAATGAGTTTACCCCCTGAATTACATAATATGTTCGATATTACATCGGATAATTTTGAAAATATAATAGCATTATTAGTAGGACTATATAATAGTACAAGTCTCATCAATGCCATATCATTGATATTTTTATATATTAAAACAAATAAGAAACAATCTCTTATTAGTAAATCAATTGATATTATAACCGCAGAATTGGATCGTGAATTAGAAAAGGCTCAATCATTAAGCCCTCAAGCTAGTTCTGAAGTTTTATCTAGTTTGAAGTCAGCTTTAATCGATATTAATAGTGTTAGAAATTCTAAAATTTTGACAGCTGTTAGGACATTAATACAATTATCTGTCATGTCTAATATGACTGAAGAAGATAATGTTATATTTGAACTTATTGACCGTAATTCTGTGGAAGTTCTAGTATTTGAAACTAAAAGAAGAGAGAAAATTAGAATGGATAGATGTAAGGAGAATAATGAACAATATATACCACGTAATAAATCACTAATTAACAAGGTGGATTTACTTATGGACATTATTAATAATGTTATAATAGTTGTTGAATGCTGTATTAATTACGCTCAAACTGGAGATTTTTATGCTCTTATAACAGAAGATCCAGATTGGGTTTTAGGTCAATCTTATTTAGATTTAATGACTAATCTAAGAACCCTCACAACGGCAAATATAGATGAAGCTAGATCAGTATTACCAACACTTGTTAAATTAACAGATGATATGATAGAATTTAAGGAAACTAAAACTAGAAAATTAACTAGAGATAGAGATGTATTAGATGCCAAAATATTGAAATTACAGGAATATCAAAAGATTGTGAATGATATTCTGGCTTCTCCTAAAGTTCAACGTTCCCCTTTTACAATACAAATAGTTAGTGGTACAGGTACGGGAAAATCATCTGTGGCCCAAGAATTCTTTTTGCTACATGCACATACATTCGGTTTGTCTACTGATGAACATTGTAAATACACAATTGGTAATACCAAATTTTATGATAATCTTAGTAACTCTGCACATACTTACCAAATGGATGATGCCGGTCAAACTAGATCAGATAAGTTAGCAGGACGTGAATCGGATCCTGACCGTATTATACGAATTGTTAATAATATAGTACAATTAGCTGATATGGCTGAATTAAACAGTAAAGGAAAAATTGTTCTATCTTGTGATTTATTGCTAATTACTAGTAATACTGTTGCAATGGGAGCATATGAAACTTTAACTTGTCCAGCTGCTATGTTCAGAAGAATTGATGTATTGGTTGAACTTATAGTTAAAGACCAATATAAGCATGATCATTCAGGGTCATTAGACGTTAATAAAATAGGAGATAATAAGGATTTACATTTATATACTCTTAAACGACCTGAGGTGATTCAGAATGATATAGCAGAAACGGTCGTACATAATATCATAGTGACACCTGAAGGTATTATAATGGAGCGACAACCAGCCCATGTAGTGTTTCCATATTTAGCACAATTAATGCGAGCCAAACGTGTACAGCAAGATAGAATAGTAGAGAGAATGTTGTCTGGTAAAGTTAATAGTATATGTAAGCATGATACTCCTATTGGAATGTGTCCACTATGTAGAAATGAACCAATACGTGATAATAATGTTCCATTGCCTTTACCGGCAGTACAAGGAGGTTTTGGTAGGGGGATACCACTCATTCCCCAATCTATGGATACTGTCAATAGGGGAGTGTTATACGTATTCATGTTACATCAAATGTTAACCACACAATCTTTCTTGGGAAAATTAGTGAGAAAATCTGTTTTAGGTAATTGTATACCCGTAATAAATATGTTACCCATTATTGTTATTTATTGTATTGCTATTATTTTGGCTATTATATTAGATATTATGACAATAAAATACTGTGATATATATGTTACCATTTTATTTTCCATATTAATGATTATAATAGGTTTTCTATCTTTTTATGATGTAAAATCTCGTGTTATAGCCATAGATAGAGCATTAGCACAAGATACAGATGTGTTTATGAATTATGTAAAACGTAATAGAGCAATTAGATACGTCACACCTAGAAATATTTCTGTTTTTTTAGCTATTTTGGGAGCTATAAAAATATCTCTTAATTTTAGGAGATTGGTTTTAGGTGAACAATCGGATAAAGGGATATTACCCCCTATTGAACATTATAAAGCCAATATTTGGGCTAGACCCGAAGAAAGACCCCCATTAGCTCAGGGGAAAAAAGGAGCTACATCTGTTCAAGATAAACTTAATGCTATGTTGATGGAAAAGATGGCTTTTGTTTCCTTCCATAGGGTCAATGGAACAGGTGTTAATGTGAATTTATTGCCTGTATGTAGTAACATATGGTTGACTGTGGAACATGCGGTAGGAGGAGATGGAGAAATATCATTTTTAAATGTAATTAGAGATCAGAAACCTGGAGGTTTTACTTCTAATTTTAGAGCTACTGTAGATAGATCAGATATTTATAGTAGGGGAGAAACCGATATATCCTTTCTTTCATTACCTTCAGGAGGGAGTAATAGAGATCTTAAAGATTTTTATTTATCCAATACTGATGGAGTTCCCCACAAATTCAAAGCCAATCTGATTATAAGAAGATCAGATGGTACACCAGGTATAATCAATCTACAATGCACACGTGGTAAATTTGAAGTAAATTTTTCATCAGGTAAGAAAGTATTCGAAGGCATTTCATATAATATGGATGAGAATTCTCAAGTTGGTATGTGTGCTGGTGTGATTACATATAGAGGTAATATTATTGGTATACATAATAGTGGGAGAACAGGATATACACTAGGAGCAGGTATATTTATAACTAGACCTCAGATTGATGAAGCGATGAAGTATTTTAGTGATAATGGAAAATTTGTACCTAATAGTAAAACAAAGGTTGACGTTGTTCTTATGGGTAAAAATTTAGGTCCTATAGGCCCACCTCATAGTAAGAGTTTTGTGTTTGATATGGAAGGACAAGCCGAATATATAGGTTCATTACAAGGAGCAAGACGTGTTATGAATATTACTAAATATAAGCGATCTCCTATTAGTGAAGAAGTAGTGAAACGTATGGGTATACCTGTACAACATCAACCTCCAAATTTTGGACGGCATAATGAGACATTGAAGGAAAATATTGGACCTATTATGTTACATACAGAGATACCCAATAAATGGTTAAATTGGGCTAGAAATGATCTGATATTGTCATATTCTGGTTACGATAATTCAAGGATCATGGTCCTATCATTGCCTGTAGTACTTAATGGATTGGATGATATTCCTGGTATTAATTCAATCAATAAGGGTACTAGTCAAGGTTTACCATTTAATGGAGCAAAGAGAAATTCTATGATTCATACTGATGTGAAAATAAAAGGTGTATCAGATTCATGGATTCTAAACGACACAATGCAAGAAGAATATGAAAGATTACATTTAGCCGCCAAACAGGGTAAAAGTTTAAATGTTATTAGCCAAATTAATCAAAAGGATGATCCAGCTAAATGTACAAAACCTGATAAGATGCGTATATTTAATAGTTTTCCGTTTGCATTTAATATATTGGTTAGACAGTATATGTTATCTATGGTTAATATTATGATGGAAAATCCATTATTATTTAGTAATGCTGTTGGTGTTAATTGCTTTGAACCTATTATTTGGGAGAGTTTATTTTGCCATGTTGCTAAACATCCAGGTGATAATTATTTGGGTGGAGATTTTAGTAAATTTGATAAGAATATGAATAGTAATGTCATGTCAATAGTATTTGAGGTTATATTACACATTCATAGAGAAGCAGGATATACAAAAGAAGATTTAACCGTAGTTACTAGTTTATTAACTGAGCTACTATATCCTATTATGTTAGTCGATACGGAATTATTTAGATTTACAGCTTGCAACTCATCTGGTAATCCATTAACTGTCATTATTAATAATATAGCCAATTGTTTATATATGAGATGTACATATGTATCTATAATGTTAAGCAATGGTTATACAATTGATAGTATTCCAAAATTTGATAAATATGTAGCTATGATTGTATATGGTGACGATGTTATTGCAGGCATCCATAGAGATATTCCATTCTATAATCATTGTACTATATCTAGAGAATTTGCTAACTGGGGTATTAAATTTACAATGGCAGATAAAGATAAAGATTCTACACCTTATATACCAGCATGTGAATTATCTTTTCTTAAACGTAAGTTTGTATGGAATGAATTTCTATCCATATATAATTGTCCAATAGAAGAAGAATCTATTGCCAAGATGTTACATATGTTTAATAGTAGATCTTTTCTAGATCCTGATGAGCAAATAGTGGAATCAATATGTAATGCTAATAATGAGTATTTTCAATATGGTAAGGAGATATTTCATGAGAGACATGAACAATTGAGATCAATACTGATCGATAGATCTTTACTATTTATGGCTCCTAATTTTAGAGATTGGGACACCATTGTGAGTGATATTTTTGTTGAATAAACAAAAGTATTCATTCACGAACAAGTTGGGAAACTATAAATCCAACAATGCGTTCTTAATACGCATTTTAAGCTAAATTAAGATTTACAATGTGATCACTGATTTCTTTATGGCCTAATGCCTTGAGCCTATGAAATTCAGAAGCTATTGTATCTATCTGGTAGTCCTCGAACTATGCAATTTTTATTGTACCATTAAAAGATGGAAAAAATCAACGCACGTATCTACATTAGAGGTTAATGTAGATTTACGTATTATTATCTCACAGAAAATAAACAAAGTGCACCAGGTTGCACATCAATTCAACAATTGGCATTTCATGATGCTGATGAACAATGGACTAGTACCGTACCCTCTAGTCCAGATCCCACTTATAATCAAGGTGAAGCAGTTGACTCATCTTTAGGGGATTTTCTATCTAGACCAGTGAAGGTAGCTACATATTCTTGGATACTAGGTAACGACATATATCAAGAAGTAGATCCTTGGACAGCTTTCTTAACACATCCATCTGTAGCTAAGAAATTAGATAATTTTAAATTCCTAAGGTGTAATCTATCTGTTAAGGTAGTTATTAATTCTACTGCATTCCATTACTCCAAAGCCATAGTTAGTTATTTACCTTTAACAGCTTATGACGAAATAGATAAGTATTATCCAGGTACGTATCTCAATAATGTTAAACTTTCACAAAGACCACATATATTCTTAGATGCAGCTTTATCTCAAGGCGGTTGTTTGTGTATCCCATATATGAATAATAGAAATTGGATCAAAGTAACATCTGCAACCCAGATTGCATCTTTAGGGAGAGTTACTCTTTCATCTATGGATGTTCTTAAACATGCCTCTGGAGGAACTACAAATGTTAATATTACGGTATTCGTATGGGCTACTGATGTTAAAGTATGCATGCCTACTTTATCTTTATCGGCACAATCTGATGAATTTGGAACAGGTATAGTATCTAAACCTGCTAGCGCTGTTGCTGCTATATCTAGGTCATTGGAGTCCGTACCTATTATAGCTCCATTTGCTAAGGCTACCACTATGATAGCATCGGCTATTGGTGGAGTGGCTAGATTATTTGGGTTTTCTAGGCCTAATATAATTACTGATACGAGTCTTATGAAGAATGTAGTGTTAGGTAATATAGCTAATTGTGATGCTGCTGAGGTAGCATTTAAATTAACTGTTGATTCAAAGCAAGAATTATCTATAGATCCGCGGATAAGTGGATTGGATAATATTGATGAATTGACTATACCTTACATAACATCTAAAATGTCTTACTTAACTCATTTTCCTTGGACTTTAGCTGCAGCATCTGATACATTACTGTGGAATTGTAATGTTACACCCATTATGGCAGATTCCACAGGAAACGCTGGTTATGCTATGATGCCAGTATGTTTTGCAAGTTTACCGTTTCAAAATTGGTCAGGATCCATGATATACAGATTTCAAGTAGTATCTTCGTCTTTTCATAGAGGAAGAATTAAGATATGTTGGGATCCACAAAGTGGAACTGTATCTAATGTACCTGATTCGTATAATAGGGTATATACTAGAATAGTTGATATATCTCAAGAGAAAGATTTTGAGATTCAAATCGATTGGGGTAGTGAAAGGGCTTATCTTAATACAGGCCCATTAACTAATTCAACTTCTAATTGGAGTAACTTAGATACTCTAACCTTAGACACTTCATTACATAATGGTAGATTATCAGTCTGGATAGTAAATGAGTTAGTTGCACCAGCTGACATTGCAGATATTTCAATTAATGTATTTGTAAGGGCTGCAAATAATTTTAGGTTAAGGAATCCTACTGGTGAATATATAGATAGATTAACTGTATTTGAACCACAATCTAGTGAATTCTCTGGTACCTCTCAGGAGAATGCACCTGAGGTGGCTTCTACAGCCATCAATTCATTAGGAGGAGCTGATCCTGACTCAAATATTGATTTAGTATATTTTGGTGAATGTATAAACTCATTTAGAACATTATTGAGAAGATATAATAGAGTTAGAACTGATTTTATAGATACCACACCACATCTGACAAAGGAAGGGGCAATTGCTATGTTCCGTTCACGTGTTTTTCCTCTATATAGAGGTCTTACCGCTAATGGTGTAGATGATATATTAACAGTACGTCAGAATATTAATCATAATACCTTGATCAATTATTTGACACCAGCTTATTTGTCTAGAAGAGGTGGTATTAGATATAAGATGTTACCTAATACTTTTGGTTTAGATAATATATCAATGATAGAGGCTGATAGATTAAGTGTAGTAGATGTTCCTGATACACAAGTTACGGCTTCTGTTTATTCTACTACAACACCTAGTTGGAATACTCTTCAAACTACGGCTGGTACAACTAATGGTATGGCAGGTGCTTATATAACGTCAGCCACAATACAACCTGGCTTGGAAATAGAGTACCCATTCTACAATCCTTTTAGGTATGCTTACGCTAGACGTACTAGTTTAGAAGTAGGAACTGGTGAAGATGATTCAGATAGAGATTTCAAGAGAGTATTTGTTTATTTCCTACCAAGTTCAGCTCCATCAGGTGATACATCAATACTTGGAGTCACCTCTTATGTAGCTACTGGTGAAGATTTTCAACTCTCTTATTTTGTGGACGTTCCTTATATGTGGTATTGGAACGGCTACTAATTTGTATTAATTAATGTATGAAAATTAATATATCTTATTTAAAGATTACAAAAGTACCCTCCTTAAGTAGGGCGTAGAAATACGATAAATTAATCTAGAGAGTAGTGCTCTAGTGGCTTTATAGCCTATACACACTAAACATAGTTTGGATATGTGATGATGAATTTTTTCCTCATACATTGTGTATGGGTTTTTCAATCATTACAACTTTTAAAGCGTA